AAGAAATTAGAATGATAATCCAACGTGATCCTGAAGTGATACATCTTCTTAAGACTGAGGAAGAATTGCATGTGATCTTCGCTGCTATGCAGAAGTATCAGGATATTGAAATTCCTGTTGCAGCAGCGAAAGCAGAGAAGTCGAAGTTGATACCGAAGAATCTTTCGTTGAGTGATTTTTAAAATGGGACAAGCCAAACAACGTGGAAGTTATGAGGAAAGAAAACAATTAGCAATTGCTGCTAAGGAAATAACAATGATGCCACGTCATCATGGGAAGTCTAATTATAATAAATTGATAGCAATTGCTTTAACTGGTGGTCTTTCTGCGGCAACTGTTGACGCTTACCCTATAAATAAATTAAGGAGATAATCAAATGTGGAATCATATTAAACACTGGGTATACGGTGCATTCGCAGGCGCTTTTCTCTGGTTGTTTATCCTCGTTGTTATCTTCCCAGAATGAATAAGAAAGAACTTTACCAAGCTCATGCGATGGTGTTTGCTATTCAATACCCGCATGATTGTTCACAAGAACTAACACCGTGGTGGTGGTATGAAAAGGCTTGTGATTTATTTTGTGTAGAACCACAGATGAATGGTTATATTCATTCAGACCGTCGCCCGAAAATTCCAAGGATAGAATTAAAAACAAAGCTTCCACCTAAATCTATCTCGGAAAACTATCAAGCAATTAAATTCTGCATAGCAATTGATTTCATGTTGCTTATGTGTTCAGAGGAACAATATGAATTCGTTATCTCAAGAGCTAGACACAGTTCAGAAAAAGAAAGTCTTTCTTCTCAAGAACATGAGTTACAGTGCGAATCTAGTGCTGCACTCGTGCCCGAAAAGATGGCAACTTGAAAAGCTAGGAGGAACTGTTGATGAAGAAGAACAGAAAGGTTCAGTTCACTTTGCATTCGGCCATGCTATCGGTGCAGGGATTCAGACGTTATTCATGCCCGGAAAAACAAAAAACGATGCCAGACTCGCAGCCCTTCTTGCCTGGGATGTTCCTTTAAATGAAGAACTGCCAGAGAAAAAGAAATCATTCTGGTATGCGCTTAAAGCTATAGATTTAGCTGAACATCTTGTTGCTGAGATTCAATCAGAAGGTTGGGAACTTGCTGTTCTTGATGGAGTTCCTGCGGTAGAATATTCCTTTGTTATTAAACTCCCTAACGGATTCCGATTCGCTGCCCATATTGATTTGATTCTTTATCACCCCGAACGGGATAAGTACCGGGTGGTGGAAGTTAAATCATCTGGGTTTAAGAACATTCCAGAAGCGATCTACGGGAATTCATCTCAGAGTCTGAGTTATTCAATCGTCCTAGACTATCTTGTTAAACACAAGACGGTTTATGACGTTCTTTACATTGCTTATTCCTGCCCGAATATGTCCTTTGAGATGTTCGCTTTTGCTAAATCGAATCTAGCAAAGGTGGAATGGATCAGGGATATTTTGTATGATTGCAATGTAGTTCAAGGGTTGATTGATACGAATTACTTTCCAAAACGAGGAGAGAGTTGCTACGCTTTCTTCTCTGTTTGTCAGTTTTATGGAAACTGCGGATACGGAGATGAGTTTCTTGGGTTGGATAATGAAAAGATGTTGGATGCACTGATTAAGAAACAGTTGGAGAATACCCAGATTGATAAGAATAACAAACGAGGGTATGATTTAGAATTGGATTTGGAGGAGCTTTTAAAAGATCGAATGCTTGTACTCGGAAAGGAAAACACGAATGAAACTATCTGAAATCTCCATTGTAGACGCGCCGAAACATATACTCATCTACGGTCCCCCGAAAACTGGTAAGACTTTTCAATCTGTTAAACTCGCAGATCATGGGTATAACATCAAATTGATAGATTTGGAGAACGGATTTAAAGTAGCGAAACAACTGTCTCAAGAAGCTCAGGAACGGATAGATATAATCTCCCTTCCGGATACTAAAGAGAATCCTTGTGCAATGCAAGCTCTGTCTAATCTATTCGCCCGTGGTGAGTTCTCACCGTGTATTAAACACGGGTTGCATAAATGCCAGAATTGTATAGCTCAACAGTTACCTGCTAACCATCTGAAACTTTCCGATCTAGGCCCGAAAGATGTTGTTGTCCTAGATTCTATGACTCAGTGGGGGAATTCAATTCTTTCTCATATAGGAAAAAACAAAGGAGAAGATTGGGTTCCTGAATGGGAAGATTGGCGGAAACTAGGTGCTGTTCTTGATATGGGGTTATCTTCAATTCAAAACTCTCCGTACAATTGGATTGTGATAACCCATGAAATCATGGCGAAGCAACAAAATAAAGAAGAGAAGATTGTTCCGATTGCAGGGACAAGAAACTTTTCCAGAAACTCAGCGAAGTATTTTGACACTGTAATCTATTGTGAGGTGGTAAATGGAAAGCATCAGTTTGCTAGTAGAACAACGTACAAGAATAACATTCTCACGGGAGACAGGCTTGGAGTTGAACTTGAGAATGCAGGAGATAAAGGACTCCTTGCTATATTCGAGGGAGATCGTAGCGGTAATAAACAAGGTGGAAAAGCCGGAGGATCAACAGCTTCTGGACTTGACTCCATTCTTAAGAAATGATTTAGACTATGTTGTGAAATGGATGAATCACAACTTCCCTCAATTGATTACATTCAATCCGAGAAAGGAGACTGTGGATGAAAACTTAGATAAATGGGATAGACGTAATAATGACAGCCATAACAGGCTTTGTTAAACTGAACTGAATCTAAACTGAACTGAAAAGGAAGTTATCATGGATGAGAAACAAAAGGCAGCACTGGCAGCACTGGGTGGAAACACTGGAGATGATTCGGGTAGTTCTGAATCTGGTTCCTCCGTGGATATGGATTCCATCCTGAATGAAGATCTGGATAACATCCCAGATATGCCTGATTTCGTTAATCCGAAAGAGGGTGTTTATCTTCTCCACGTGGACGAAGTTGATCTTGCAAAAGAGATTGGAGATAACCGAGCGATTTCTATTAGTTATGTAATCAAGGAATTGATTCAAGCTAAGGGAACGGAGATGGGAGATGATGTGAAGGAAGGAGATAAGTTCTCTGAACTTTACTTTATGTCCACCCCAAAAGGTGCGGAGTATGTTAAGCAGCATCTGAAAAAGATTCTGGCTCCGGTTTCAATCCAAATGGGGACAGCGAATCTTCGTGATACTCTGCAAGCTTTCTCCGGTTGTGACATCTACGGAGTTGTGAAACTGAAACGTGATCGGGATGATAAGAGTAAGTATTATCCGCAGATTACGAAGATTGCATTTCCCGGGTAAGTAGGGAAGAAAAGAAACCAAACACGGGCCGACCAGCGTGTAGATTCTGGTCGGATTTTTTTGTTTCCAGAAAGGAAATAATTATTATGTCTGCGCCAGGTCCGTGTAAAGTTGCTGTTTATCCTCGGCTGGAAAAGATTCCAGATTACTCTGGATTGTTTACTCCTCTGCCCGGTTTGTTGATTAAGTATAAAGACTTGATGGAGGAGAAGAATTATCAACAGGCGATTGATGTTATCAATGAAATCTTCTGTGCGACTTCGGGATTAGTTTCCATCACCAGTAAAGAACTACTTCGTTCTTATCTAGGTGGTTGCCATGAGTATGAAACTTCAGGAGCAAAGACGCAACCGACACAGAAAGAGATTCATCAACGGTTGAGAGAACGGATTAATAACTTGGGAGATAGCAATGGAACATGACACAGTTGGTGTTTTGGATAAAGCGATGTTTCAAGAATTAGGGAACATCGGTCCTAACATCCTTGAAGAAGCTAATCAAGTAGTCGGGCCGCAAGATCGGGGCGCTGATTACGGGCACCCGTTAGATAACTTCGAGATGGAAGCGAAGTTTATGAATGTCTGGTTGGATTATAGGAACAGAAATGAACTTGATCCGACTGCAAAGATTCATGGACAGCTCACCGCTAAAGACATGGCGATTCATAAAATCTTTATGAAAATCGCTAGAGAAGCGAATCGGCATAAGAGAGATAATTCTGTAGACATAGCCGGTTATGCTTGGTGTTTAGAAGAAGCGATAGCGGAAGAAAAAAGGAGATATGGGTAATGGCTAAGTCTGTGGAGACTGTATTTGTTTCGAAGAAAAGAGATGGGTTGGAGTTGGAATTCCGGCTTAATTACTTCACCCGAAATTCTCAATTAACTTCTGTGGAAAAGATTCGGATTGAAACATGGTGTCGACAACAAGTGTTAAACAATCTTCAAGCTTTTAAAATGGAATTTCCGGAGATTTAACTTCCATGCACATAGCTTTAATCATCGCTCCGGAAGATAAGAACTATCTTTCTCGGGTAAAGCGATTCTTCGCAGGGCATAAAGTCACTGTAATCTCCCGCTGTCCTGCTACCGCTGCTGAAGTAGCAATGGGAGTTCAAGATGCTTCTGGCAGGATGGTTCCTGTAGATGGAGTCATCTGTGCCCAAGAAGCATTTCTTCAGAAGATTGTTCAGAAATCCAGACAGGTTTTAATCGACAACTACGCTGGAAGTTTCTTCTGGAGAGTGGGTAAACCTTTTGTAGTGGTGGACCCGATAAGTCAGTTAGTTACAACAAAAATGGGGGAGTTTCTTTTTGAAAGATTTGTGAGTAAGATACTTAAACCACAACTTTGGCAGAGTGAGATTACTTTTGAGTATTCAGAGATAACAACTGAAGGTGAGTTTCAAACTGAACTGGCTCACGCGAATTATTGCTTAGCAATGAGTATAGATATAGAGACTGCAAAGGAACCTCTTAGAATAACAATATGCAGCTATTCAATAATCTATCACGTTGCTGGAAAGATTCATCTTCGTAACTTTACATTTGCAGTTAACTCCCCCGAACGACTCCAATGGATGAGGAAACTAAATGCGACTTCCTGCCCTAAGATATTTCAAAATGGAATATATGATAATTCCTGGTTTATATACTACGGCGCGCCTGTTACTAATTGGGCGTTTGACACTATGG